TAACACAAGTGCTCATTTTGGTCAAATTGCTCAAAGTAGTACTTGAGTATTACACTGTGCCCCGGTAGTCTGCTATCATGCGTTCTTGTTTACCACAGTTATACTGTGGTACAAATGTGAATTTGTGTCAAACACAAGATTGATAACTGAGCCAGTTGATTGGTATTTGTGCCCACGCACTGCTGAACTCAAAGTCCAGTGGTACTGAGTCAAGGTAGCGTTGCATCAGGACAGTCCGAGACTCAACGTCGTGCATGTGGCCCGCGGTGGTGTGGTCCCCAATTTCAAACCATGGGCCATGTTGATCAATTCGAATATGGATCTTGGCGGTCGGGGCAAACCCCAATTGTGCGATCAGTTGTGAGTTGCTGTGAATCATGTGCCATGCAGCATAATTGGATACCTCATGCGTGGGCACAATGGTAATCACTGAGACTGGTGCAGTGTAGCCAGCCAGGTCCAACACCATTAGTCTAGTATCGCCACAGCACACCTGCAGATTGCAGTCACTGCCGCGCACCAACAAGGGCTTGCGTATGGGCTCTTGCTGTAGTCTTTGATAGAACAAGTTGACCCACAGCAGTCGAGTGAGTTGATCCAGTTCCCCTGCGTTCCAACTGCTGAGATCTGAGCCTAGCCGTGCCAGACAACTGTTCACAAACTCACATGACTGTGCCAGTGTGGCACCAGGAACCACACATGCACGTGGCACTGTGTTGAACAACACCGAATAGCCTGCTTGGCTCAAATCCTTGATACAATCATATTCCATAGCACTATTTACAAAATAAATATTTCCCATGACACATTACGGCCAAATACTCAGACAGCCTTGGCAGCAGGCAGGCGTTGATCCAGCAGTGTCCTGGAGTTGTCTACAGTCACCAGCCAACGACAACGGCGTATGGAACATCCGGTATCCCACTGTTGACTGGAACAAAAACTCAGTGGTGCTGTTGCACCTGCAGGATTTTGTCAACGTTGACGCTGACGGCATACGAGAACTAGACATGATTGAGCGCCACTATGGTGAGTTTGCACACCGTGTGGTAGTGGTGCACTGGAGCTGGAGTTTTCAGGACACATATCAGGGCGCACTGAACTTGGTGTATTTTGACACACACGAGTACGAGATTGTGTGCAATCTTGCAGCATCCTTTGATGCCTGGCAACCACAGTTGTTGCAGCCTCGTGCTCAAATCTGGCAGTGTCTCAACGGAGTGCCAAGACCGCATCGACATCGTGTTGTGGCAGCACTGCAGCCCTATGAGGGCACAGTGAGTCTTGGCGATCAAATTGTGTTGCCACAGTGGCCTTATCACACCAGTTATCGTGGCACCAGCAACGAAGAAAACTTTCAGCGACTGTTGCCGTTGTACGCAGACCATGACATCAACATTGTGACCGAAACACAGTACGAGTACCGTCCAGGCATTGTGACCGAAAAGACTTTTTTTGCTTGGTTGACTCTGCAGGTGCCTGTCTTGATTGGTTATCCGGGCATGATCCAAGACTGCAGAGAAATGGGGTTTGACACGTTTGATGACATTGTGGACAACAGTCACGACTGGGTCAGCAGCAGCCATCGTGCCGAGAGCGCCATACAGTCAAATTCTCAGTTGCTGCTGAACGGAATAGATCGTGAATCCTTGAGGCCTAGACTGTTGGCCAACCAAGCGCATGCCTTGCACACTTGGCCTCAGCACATGATTCAACGCTACCAGCAGTGGGTCAGCGAGATTCAAGGTTCAATAGCCACTGTTTGACATCACCATACAGGGTGGCCATCACAGCTTCACGACTGGAAAACAACACCAGTCTACGATGACTGATGTCAATAAAATAAGGCCATTGCAGATTGCGGTCCATGGTCAACAGACCTTTTTTGTCTATGTCTTTGATCTCCAACGGCATGGACCAGGATTCTGCACCTGCTGCCTTGAGTGCAGTGTATCCCAGGGCAGTTAATCTAAAGCCGCCATTTTTGCGTATGTTGTAATACCATGTGTGCATGGCATGATCAAGGTCGATCATGGCGCCACCAGGCAGCAGGTCTAGTATGCCCTGAGTTAGTTCACGTCGTCGTGTCACTGGGATATACTGTTTGACCCTGAGTCAACAGCACCACTGAAAACTTGTCACTGCGAAACTGTTGGTTGAGTTTACGTGCCAAGTTTATGGCATGTCCACTGTTGGAAAAACTGACCTTTTTGTACTTGGGTCCGGGGTACTGTACCAACAGATTTGCAGTTTTTAGGTTGATGGGCTTGCCATCATAGAACACTGCCCAGATACCTTCAGCAGCCAGCACCTGCTCACTTCGATATGTTTTCTTGTCTGTGATATCTGCTAAAATCTTGGGTTTGGGTCGACTCATAAAAACTCCTGCTAATATTTAGCTGAAATTTTTACTCAGTAAACGAACCTCCCTGTAGCTGTATTGTGATGGGTTCTGTGCTGGCTTCTTGTGCTTGACGCAGTTGCTCCATGGCCAACAACAGTTTTGTGATGTCTGAATGCAGATCACGAGCCTCTTGAATGGTCATGCTCATGCTGGGCTGACGACGACTTTCTGTAGCTCGCAGCCGATCCACAAAGCGATTGATGTGCATGCTCATGGTTGTTCAGCCTCGGTGCGAGTCCGAAACGGGCCCCGGTAGTCATAGCGTTGCAGCATGATCAGCTTGGGGCACTGGATTGTTTTCCAGCTGCGTTGCTGTCGAACTTGATACCAACCGGCAGCGTACCAACTGCGACTGCAGGGTTCTAGGGTCCACAGCGGTAGTTGATGCTTGACATCAAATATGGCGTTGTGTGCAGGTGCTGTAGTGGGATATCCGTGCACCTCACAAGGATTATCAGCAGCCGCAGTTTTTTCAATCAGTTCAAAGTCAATGGGCACACGCTGCTGAATCATGCTGAGTGTGGTGTACTTGGCACTGGATCCGTTGATGCTGACTGTGTAGCCTGTTCCATCGGATTCAATATTGCCAATCTTTTTTTGATCGTCGCGCAGAATCCAATAACGGTCCGGCACCACTGTTTTAGCTTTGATCATCTAGTACTCCTTGATAGGTTGTGTTGAGCCAGCGACCAATTGGTTCTGCATGATCGCTCAACTTGACAAGATCATACTTGCCACAGAATTTCATAAAATGCACACCCACCATGCCCACATCCTTGTGTGTGACCTGTTCACGGATCACAGCATCCACAGTGGCCTTGACATCATCAGGTTGTGCAGTGAGATCAATCAGGGTACGGTTGCGTTCATAGTCAGCCAGCACTTGATGTTCCACCTGCTCATGATCAGTCCAGCGTTGCAACATCATGTTGTTCCAGGCATAGCCACGACGTTCGCGATCTGCAAATGCTTCGGTCAGGCCCACTTGATTCTTGGTGCCTCGAACACGCACACCAGGATAGGCCGAGAACACGTTGTCACCTGGGTCGCCACGCATGCACTTCATGAACAACACCCACCGCTGATAGTCTTCGGGCGCCACAAAGTCGGCATCGGGCTTGCCCACTTTGATCTTGCTGTTGCTTTCAATAGTGAATGCCAGTCGACGACCTTTGGCATCTGTCACCCCATCCACAGCAAACAAGTGATCCGTGATGCCGTTGTACAGTTTGACATTGGGTGCCACCAACTGCACAAAGTCCGAGTCCGAACTCACAATCACATGCTCGTCCGCAGGGTGCAAGGCAATCCAACGAGCAATGATATCATCAGCTTCGGCAGTGGCACAGCGAAGCACACTGCAGTTGGTCTTGGTGGACAAGTACTGAGTCAACAGGTCATATGTTTCCCAGAACATGGTATCTTCTTCTGCTTCAGTCTCGGTCATCTTGCCGCGAGCCACAGCACGATTGGCCTTGTAGGGCCGGTACACATCCTTGCGCCAGCTACGCCCCTCCAGTGCAAATACCACGTGATCGGCACCAATATCACGTGCCACTTTGTTGGCGCTCATGAACATCAAGTGCAGGGCAAATCCCAGCTTGGTCCATGTGTCACTGGCACGGTGCGCTTGGTGACGTGCACGAAAGAACATGTTGCTGGTATCAATTAGCAAGTATTTCATGTGTTAGATCCATAGTTGGTTTTTAATACCATATTGTAACACAAAACGGAACCAAGCTGCATGGGCATCTGCTCCAAAGTGCCATGAATCTGGTGATACTGTTTCAAAACTGTTGTTTTTTAACCACTGATTGTAGGTCATTTGGCTGTTGTAGGGATCAAGATAGTGAATACCCCAGTCCCTGCGACGTTTGCTGGGTATGCTGTCAAAGTGATGATTGCCATTGAAAAACAAATGTCTCACGCCCAGGGCCTGTAGTTCTTGATGGAATTCCCAAATGGCCTGATGTTCGCGTTGAGTCACTGTGGCCCAGTCCATGTCTGCTACCCACTGTTTGTATTTATCAGCATGTGATGGTGGCACATCATCGGTTCCAGAAGCTGTGACTTGGTATGCAACATTGTCGATCATCCATTCTTCACGCTCCCAGGTACTCCACTGTATGATTATTACAGTTTCGGCCATCCAGGCAAGATTCTGGCTGATCCACTGTCTTGATGTGCGCCTAATACGGTCGTTGCTGGAGGCAGATTCGGCGTCTTGATGCAAGGGTACCTTGACAGTTTCGGCTAGACGTCGAGCCCAACTTACCTGGGCGTTTCTTGGGTGCGGAGCTCGACCCATGTATCGGTAAGCACCATCATCTTCGGCAAATGCATATGGTACCACTGCTTCTGCAGCGGCGGTATGGCTGTCGCCATTTACATACAATCTCATTGTCTTAGTGCCTTTTCAGTTTCAGACTGTGCCACACGCTTGCGCAGGCTCGAACTGGAAAAACTATGATCTCTGCCGTTGAACACAAGATCAATACCTCGACCCAGACATTCCTTCTTGCCGGTAAAATCCTGATGCTCATATTCCACACCCAGGATACGCACATCCAAGGGCAAGATCAGCAGGAGATCCACAAGATCTTGTTCAGTTTGGTAAACAACAACTTCGTCAACATAACGGCATGCGGCCAATTGTATCTGCCGCTCTACAATACTTTGCACAGGACGATTCTTGGTGTCAGGGCGATCAATTGTGGGATCAGTTTGCAGTCCAGCAATCAGGTAGTCGCAGTGATTTTTAGCCTCACTCAGCATGGCGATATGGCCAGCATGCAGCATGTCGAAGGTGCTGAACGTGATACCAATGCGTTTGCCTTCAGCCTTGAGTTGTTTGACGTGGTTAAAAATCATCAACTGATCTCTTTACGACCGTTGCCAAGATCTCGTTCACGGTTAAATCGTTGTGGTTGAGGATTCATGGCCTGCTCTTGTTCCCAGGTCTCCATCACAACATGCCTGCATACGTTTTGAAACCAGCGATCCACAATGTCAGCATCTGCGTCTTCTTTTTTCATCATGTAGCCAGCACGTACCAGGTTGGACACAAACTTTTCGTTCCAGTCTAATTCAAACGCACCTTCATGCAAATTTTCAGGATTCACATCCAGGGCTACCACTGCAATATAGGGCTCATCACGTTCAGTGGCCAGTTCTTTGGCAGTTTTTTCTGGTGCCTTGGGTCGTGCTCGTGGCGCCGGTGGTGGCTTGGGTGCGCTGGCAGGCACAGCCACTGCCTCTTGTTTACCAAACCATTTTTTCAAGTTGTCAAGCATGCAATGTCTCCGTTTAGAATAGGTCGATGCGTTCCCAGGGCAAGTCAGCTCGACCAAAGTGCCCGTAGTTGGTGGTGGTGCTGTAGATGGGACGGAACAGGTCAAAGCGGTCAATAATGCCTTGTGGCGTCAAGTCCACCAGCGTCCGAATTTTTTCAGTGAGTTGGCGACCCAGAGCCGGATCATGAGTTTCAACATAAAAGCTCATGGGATCTTTCATGCCAATGGCATAACTGACCTGGCACGTGGCCCAGGGTGCGTGACCTGCTGCCACAATGTTCTTGGCAACATAGCGCATCATGTACGATGCTGATCGGTCCACCTTGGTAGGGTCCTTGCCACTAAATGCTCCGCCACCGTGAGGTGCATAACCACCATACGTGTCCACAATGATCTTGCGACCAGTCAGACCGGTGTCACCGTCAGGCCCGCCAATCACAAAGCGTCCAGTGGGGTTGATATAGAACTGTGTGCTGTTGCGCACTAGA